CCGCAATTGTTCGACAGTGAATTCCCCTTTCTTGATGGATTCGATTGCGGCCTCAAGACCTTTTTTGCCGATTTTCGTCGGCGCTGCCTTGGGCTTTTCCTCGACCTCTGGCGCTGAGCTTGCCGCATCGTCATCCTGCCCCTTGGTCGACATACCGGTAGCCGCAAGCAACGTGTAACGCTGCAGGTAGGTGATGGTAGATGCCACCTGTTGAATGGCGTTCTTCTTTCCCGAGGTGTCAGGAGCTCCGACCATCGTTACCATTTCCGAATGACCGCGCACATGCGTGACGATGCAGTCAACAGAGATCGTCCCGGATTCTTGGCGGATGTTCCAGCGGAAACTAAGCTGGCGCTTTGCCATGGCAGGGCCGACGACATCGGTGACGTCGGAAAGCTCGGCATGCTTGTAGCCAACAAAGTCGCCTTCCTTGGTCTTGTAGCCGACTTCCTTTCGCTTGAAAATTTCCAGCGGCTCAGCCTTGAACGCGGTCATTGATTCAACGAAAGCCGTCTTTGATTCGGCAGCGTCCCAGCGCTCTTTTACTTCGAGAAGCTGCTGCAACTTGACGATATCGAAATCCGGTTTCGACATGGCGACTTCGATCATCCGCATCATTGTCTGCGAGTCGCTACTTTTCACGGTGACGACTCCAGCCTGGTTGAGGTAAGGCCCGGAAAACTGCTCGTCCTTCATTTCAATGACTTCGTTTTTCATGGTCTTTTAGTAGTTGATTGATAGATTTGTTATCTTACCGGTGCGGATCAAATCAATCAAGGAATTTAAATCAATCTCTTGATATTTATGCAAAATGAGATCAGCAGCAATATCAGCGTGCACTTCTGCAATGTGCTGCTCGTCCTCGGCTTCTTTCTTGGCCTGCGCGGCGGCCTGCTCTTGGGCCAGTGCTTCATCGGCTGCATCTTTCACGCGCTTGGCCTCGGCGTCAGCGGCGTCCTTAGCATCTTTTTCACGCTTTTCCTGCTCGACGCGCGCGGCTTCTTCCTGGACCTTACGGGCGGCATCCAGAGAGGCCAATTGTGCAGCCAGTTCTTTGCGCTGTTCTTCCAGTTTGCCTTCTTCGACCTTGCGCAGGGCGGCGGCCTTTGCGTCTGCCTCTTCGCGCTCCTTGTCTTGCTTGGCGCGTTCGTCGGCCAGCTTTTTGCGCTCGACTTCTGCGGCTTCGTCCTGCTCTTTCTTCCGGCGGTCAAGTTCGGCGCGTTCATCTGCAAGGCGCATGGCTTCAGCTTCCCGGTCAGCGGCATCCTTGGCGGCTTTTTCTTCTGCCTCGACTGCCGCATCGAACATTTCTGTCAGCTTGGCAGATGTTTCGGCGATGGCCTTTGAAGCTTCAGCCGTGAATTCATCGAAGCGCGGTTCGTCGGCGCCATCAATCGAATTGACGGCCATACGTGCGACCTCGATCTGTGCCGAATCTTTACCGGCCACGCCGATAACGACGTCGCGGATACCTTGGATATCCTTTTGGATGCCGGCAATGCGTTCGCGCTCTGCGGCGATCTTGGCGGCCTTCTCTTCCTCAATGGCAGCATCCCATGCATCACGCAGGGTTTGCAGGCGCGTCTCTTCTTCGGATGCAATACCGATCAGCCGGTCCTGTTCTTCCTTGACGGCTTTGGTGAATGCCTTGGCATCCTCTGTCGCCGCCGTCGCCTTGTGGCCGATGGCAACGCGAGCATTCTTGAGGCGCATGTATGCTGCGTGGCATTCTTCCCGACCGTCTTTGTTCTTCACTTCCTTGATGGAGGCAGAAGTCTCAACCAGGGCGCGCAACGCCTTCTCATGCGCCGAAGTATCCAGCGCAACAGCGGCGCGTTGGGGCAGAGTCAGCTCAACCGATGGCTTCGGCTCCAGCTTTGTTTTCTTCGGCTTCGTGGTTTCTGCGATATCCATGTTATTTCCTTTTGGTAGAGTTATTTGATATTTGCGATGCGATCGCGCATTAGTTTTTCAGCTTCATGCTGGGCGCGTCCATCCATGCCTTGAACGGCACCCAAGCCGTAAAAAATTATGAAGCAGACCGCGCATACTTCGACTATAGGTCGCACAAATCTGCTCCACATACGGCGCAGGAGAAATCGGGTGTAGGGCTTCATTTGGCACGCTCCGCAAGCATGGCGTCGGCGAATGCCGAATTTCCATCGTCGCGGCTCACGTCACCACCCGATAGCAAGCCTTAGCCGGCACAGCCGAAGTCTTCTGCATTGGCGTCACCGGATCGGTCATGGCGAAGATCAGGGCGATTGTGGTAAGGCCGCCGCACACAAAACTCAAAATCATCAAGGCAACAATTTTCATTTCAGCACCATCACAGTTACGCCAATAGCTCCAGCATCAAATGCAGCAGCTTCCAGATCGGCAGGGTTTCCAATCGCAGGCCCGATGTATTCAGAGCCATCCTGGTAGATGTAGCGGACTCGGCATTTCATACTGCGCTCGCTGTGAATCCGCCACGGGGCTCACCCCATTTCAGATCGCCGCATTTGCACTGGTAGACACCTTTCATGGAAATCTTGACCGATGCACCTTGGAGGCTGACACGCGCTGTTTTCACTTGGCGATCCTTGATCCAAGTCCATGAGTGGCGTGCTCCGAGTCGACATTTGCTCATTCCTTCTCTCCCTATAAATTGAAGTTGGCGGACCGGGCTACCTTCACCGTTCCTAACTATCCGGGGCTAGTACCGCTACCAGCCAGATCCAGTCATGCGGTTGCCAACATAGAAACGTATCCAAACCGTGAGGACCACGCCGTCTGATTAGGATCGACCGAACTGGCTTCTCAACACGCTCGCATCAACGTAAGTTACAGAGCGGAATCACCGCTATGTTTTTCTCGTCAAAAGTAACGCTCGGCAGGCTAGTTCTTCTCGCCCGGATACGCTTCTATGTTGGCCCTCCGCACTATCGCGGCGGAGGTTTAACGGATGGTTTCCTGGCTTGCTGTACACCGACTGGCGAACAAGCGACGGCTATAACCATCAAAGATCCACTCCTATTCAGCCGTAGTCTTTTGATCGCCGTTCGGGCTGCTTTCGGAGCTTCTAAACCAAAGGGAGAAAATTTCTTTTCCCAAAATCACCATGAAGCCGCAAACTTGCAAGGTCGTAAAAATATGCCGCTTCGACTTCATCTTTAAATTCGCCTATTTGCAGCCTCTTTCCGTCATGCCTTATCCGGACACGATAAGATTTATTCGTCTTCGTCACGCCCTTAAATCGAGATTTGCTATTCGATTTCTTCGCAGTGTTTTGCGCACTTTGTGTTGCAGTCGCGATACGAAGATTTACTCTCCGGTTATCCCGCGTGTCGCCGTTTATGTGGTCGACAAATTCACCATCTTTTGCCGACATGATTAAGCGATGCAGCTTCCATTCTTTTGACTTGCCATCAACAGTTGCTACTCTCGCGACGTATCGAGTAGTTCGCGATTTCTTGTAGGCCCAGGTTCTTCCAATGAACAGATGCTGATCAATTTCATCAATCTGAATCTCAGTTCCACATTTCAAATAGATAATCATTTTCTGTTTCGCTATGGGCTAGGCCAGTGTTTTAGGCGCAACAGACATTGCCTCTTGCACATATTTACGTTGTTCAAGCCAATCAAGAACCTCAGTCGCACCGCGATAAAACATCTTCGAAGCAACCGGCGCGCATAATATGCCCGCCAACTCAGAATCAATTTCGCGCAATGCTGGCTCTGTGGTGCATACTTGTAACCATCCGGCTAGGCAATGTGTTGTTCCGCATACAGCTTCTTCGGCGCATGTGCGATCTTTCCAATCACTGTTGCCATGCCAGTGATTCATTTCAAGACGTTCCTGATTTTCCAGAATTACAGCACGAACGCGATCAAGATTTTCGATTGCTTGTTCAGGCGTAGCGCGAGGCAGCGGCTTGTCATCAGCACCGCCCAGGTTGGCACCGCCCAGGTCGGCACTGCCCAGGTCGGCACCGCCCAGGTAGGCACCGCGCAGGTCGGCACTGCCCAGGTCGGCACCGAGCAGGTAGGCACCGCGCAGGTAGGCACCGCGCAGGTCGGCACTGCCCAGGTCGGCACCGAGCAGGTAGGCACCGCGCAGGTCGGCACTGCGCAGG